CGCCATCCTCGAGCAGACGCAAAGGACGACCCTCGAGCACGGGCTGCAACACATATGCAATGTCGCCCCTGATCGCATCAGCCTCGTCAAGCAACAGGATGCAAGGCATCGTCATCGCAATAGGCAGGATGCCCTCGGTGAACACGGTCTCAGAACCCACATCGTTAGTGGTCACATCGACCTTGCCAACGAACTCCACACGAGTGATGTCGCTGTCAAAATTCACACGCTGAAACATCGTGCATGTCCGAGCGCATATCTGCTCGGTCAACGTGGTCTTGCCAGTGCCAGTGTCACCGACCATCCACGCATTCTTGTTGTGCTCACGAGCCCACAACAGATCAGCAAGCACGTTCACATCGAACAAGTAATTGCTATCGACCAAGGGCACGAGCGGGTTACGAGCGTCCCACTCCCAGCAATCGATTTCGAAGTCGAGCAAGGGATCGGTCAACCCGAACACTTCCTGTGCATTGCGGCGCACGGGCGTACCGTTAGGGATCGAGCCATCCCCCACAACAGGCTGCACCGCAGGTGCCGCACTCACCGCACTCGCCACCTTCTCAAGCTCGATGATGCGCTCGTCCTGACGCAAGCGATGTGCAATCATACCCTCGAGATCGTTGAAGGCACCCTCGGTTGCCACGCTAATCACGTTGTTCGCAGCGGTCACAAGCGCAGGGTTGAACACAGGCAGCGGGGTCGGCGCGGGTGCATCGTCCTCGTCCTCGTCCACCGTGGGGGTGAACGTAACCTTCTTGATCGTGACGGGCACGTCTTCCTCGCGAGGGATCAAGTCGCTCACATCAAGGCTCGAGAAGGTCTCGAACGCGGTCTCGAAGAACTCTTCGTTGAAGCTATCGCCGAAGGGCCATGCGACCATGTTCTCGGACGGTTGCTCGAACGCGCCACCCACAAAGATGCTCACAGAGCCACCATCATTATGGCACATGATCGTGATTAATAGGCCGAGCCCCTTGGCACTCATGCGGTCAAGCAACTGCGCTCGGGTAGCGACCGAGGACAGCTTCTTGCTGTGCGGGTGAGAGCTATTCACGAGCATGGATTGATTGGCCTTGTTGCATATGCTGCCCCAATCAATCTCGTCATTGCCGCCGATTGCTGCATCGCACTCGGAGATAATTATGCCACGCAAGATTTTCTGAGCCTCGCGTGAGGTGTTTTGATCGATGATATTTTGAATGGTTGTCATTGGATGCTCCTATAATGACGTTGCGTATAAGCCACAACTTACGTTGTGTCAACACGTCGAACCCCCACCATGAGGGCACGACGAAAGAGACCGCCCAAAAAATTGGACGGCCTAATCTCTTCTAATCCTTAAAGCCTTCGGCTTTAGTCGCGCAGGCGGGCGCAGGCCCGCCCGAACTATTTTATTTTGGTCAGCACAATCTCATCGCCCGCCTTCGCGAACGATCCGATCTTTGCAATCGACAACCGCTTGTCGCCACGCTTCGTCACGTAGAATGTGACAGCGGTAATCATTTTCTCTTCACCGTTGACCACGGCACACGCCACGATATGCTTGGTGTTAGCACTCAGCGCCTCGTACTCGACGCCCCACTCCGCTCGAGCCCATGCCACCACCGACACATTCGCATCGATGATGTACTTCTCGAGCATCGTGCGGGTGAGTTTGATCTTCGCCTCACTCATGTGTCGTACCCCCACCGTGGGTTGTCTGGGATGTCGGTGATATCGACGTTGGCATAATCGACTACATCGTCCCAGCATTTCTCGATGGGCATGTAATCGACCATCATCTGACACAGCACGTCATTCTGGATATTGTCGATCATCCACTGTGCAAAGTCGCGGCCCTCGAAGTTGAAGGTCGCTTCCTTCAACTCCTCGTACGTGATCTCCTGTCCAGTAATACTCATTCTTCGTCCTCCTCTTCGTCTTCGTCTTCCCATTCGATGTCGCAGGTCACGACATCCATTGTGCTGTTCTTCACGAGCGAGAGCAGCTTGTCCTCGACCGTAGCCTCGTCCTCCCAATCCTCATCGTGGACGCCCAGATCGAACCCGCTGATGCTGAACTTCAAGGTGGCGGGTATCTCGTGGAACTCGACCTCCACATACAGTCTGTCTGCAATCTTCATAGCGTATCTCCTATGTTGCTACGTGTGCTGCGGCGCTTCGTGCGCCGCCGCTTCTTTGCGGGTGGGGCATTGCCGTTAATCACAGCCTCGAGTTCCTTCTCGATCTTTTCGATGGACGCCTTACCGAGCAGGCGCTCCATCTCTTTCTCGCTGGTGCGAGGGTCTGAACTCATCAAGTCTTTCATGTTCACTCGCTTGACACGGCCTTCCTCGTGCAGCGATTTGATCCAAGCCTTGTTCTTCTTCGTGGGCGGTAAGATCATGCGTATCTCCTTTGCATATTCGTACGTCAGTCGTACGTTGACAGGGCGGACACGCCGCCCTGCTACCTACCTCTGACTGTTAATTGCATCGGCCCATTGGGCTGCGTCATCGCCACACACGAGCCACACGACCTCCATCCCGAGGTCGTCTGCTGTCTCCGATGCCGCCTCGTAATCGCCGTGATCTCCGAGCACTGCGAGCGCACCGTCTGAGCACAACGCAAACCAAGTACGTTCAAACGATCCCATCACACGTCCTCCAAATTGGTGCGCTTGATGGCGATGACATGCGCGTGCATGAAGTCATCGGGGTGATCGCACTCGACATCGTACTCGTCGATCAGTTCGCCGCATATCCACTCGCAGAAGTAGAAGTAATCTTCCTGCGCGATGACATACGCTCGGTTCATTCCATCGTATGTGACTACGATCATGCAGCTATCGATTGTGGGTGTGCCGCCCACTTTCCACTCGCCAAGTCTCAGGTAGTCTGGGCCCATTACATGCGTCATCACTCACCCCCTTTCGCGAGCGTCTCGGCCCAGATCATCGCTGCCATCGAGTAGTCGTTGCCGTCCTCGTCCTCGATCTCCATGTCCGTGAGCCCGAAGTCCTCGTCACGCTCACGCAGCCTCTCGAAGATCGCCGCAGCCGTGCCGTCCTCGTCCACGAGAACCGCACCGTTCTCGCTCTCGTACCATCCAGTGATGTTCATGGTGTCACCTCGTTTTTGTTGAGATATTGCAGCAACGCCGCCTTCTCGGGCCACGTTTCCCAACGCAGATCATCTACGTTCCGATGGTTTCTGATCGCTTCTGCCAAGTGCTCATTGCTGCACTCGAACCAGCTTGCTTGCGGGTTACGCTGCCGAAACATAGTTTGGTTAGCGTCTCTCGCTTCGCGCTGGGTGCCGTACCAGACACCCTTGCCGTTGTGGTATAGCCTCATTCGTCGTCCTCCTTTGGGTTGATAAACTCATGCACACTCGCCGCCTCGGCGTACTTGCCTGCGAGCCTGATCACTTGGTTCGTAATCAAGCGATGGTGCTCGATGATCTTTCTTTTCTCGGACGGGGTGAGTTCGCCGTTGATGTACGGCAATTCATCGTCGTACCAAGAGTGCATCTCAATGTGTGCGTCACGCAGTTCGTTAAGCACCATTGTCCAAGCGGATTGCTTGGGGGTCTCAGGGTTCTTCATTCGTCGTCTCCTTTTGTGTGGGTGAAAAAGTGCAGGGCTTGATCGATATGCCAGCCCTGCGTGTCGATACCTCGCACTCGGCAGTACGAGCGCACCTCGGCAATGGCCTTCCACTGCTGGCGACCAATGCTCCTCTCGTATCTAACGATGTCGAGCATCCTTGCGTACTGGTCGGGGCATGGCCCCCACGAGCGTTGCTTGATCATCGCTCCCACCATTCGCGCTGCTCATACGCCATCCACATCTCTTCCTTCGAGTGGGCGATGCACTCGCTGCTCGTGCAGCGAATGTGCTTTGCTTGCTGCTCGACGATCTTGTCCTCGCTCGCAGCGATGTAGCCCATCTGCTCGGGTTGATACTTCTGCGAGGTCGCGGCGAGCACAGCTTGCGCTGGGCTCTCTGCTTCGTGCCAACCTAGATCGACACAGACGCGGTATCTCATTTGGTTTCTCCTTTCGCGAACCGCTTTGCTTGCGCGGCGTTGTCGGCACGTACATACGTGACCGTCTCTGGGCCTTTGCCACGGTTCCACACCGCCCAGATGTTGAGGGGAGCGCCCCAATAAGCGCCCCCCTTGTCGTAGCAATCGCTACCGCCACAGTGACGGGCGATGAAGGCACCGTCCCACACATCGAGTGTGTGCTTGGCAGAGCGCCGCCCCATTGGAGCGCCGTACTCGCAATTCACTTTTGCGAAGGGGTCGAAGGGCTTGGTCATGCTAAATCTCCTTATCGCATGGGTTATCGCGCACTAGGCACGGCATCGCAGCCCCGTGGGGGGCTGCAAAACTGTGGCTAGGGTGTAACATATACGTTGCGTCTACGCAACTATTACACAACTTCGGCTATGAATGGGTGTATCCATCGCTCTCGATGGCGAGCCACATGCCGCACCATTTCACGGTCACGGCGTTGTAGTTCACGTAGTTTATTTCCCGCACACTGCGACGGAACGTGAGGTAGCTGATGTCACGGGTTGATCCGTGCTCATGCTGACCGTCGATGTACTTGCGGAGCAGCGATTGTTGCTGCGGCTTGGTGAGTTTCATGTGTCCACCTCCACATCATCGTGGTTGAACCTCACGCTCACGGGTTCTTCCTTGTCGTGGGCGTAGCAATGAACTCGGATATCACCCCGCTCGTACTCGAGCGAGACACTGCCCAAGCCCTCGACGGTGATGATGAGGCGGTCGCTGCCCGCTGCGTAACGGGCTACCGTCACGTCAACGCTCTGGCGGTTCGACACCCAATCGAGCAACGCGAACTTGTCCTCAACCAAGCTCGAGTTGTGGGCGGTGACTTGCACTGGCGTTGGGTTGATTATCCACCGTTTACTCATGCTGCGTCCTCCGCATCCATCACTTTCGTGGTGGTGGGCACTGGCTCGATGACAGCGTACGTCACCACAAGTTCCTTGGTTTTCTTCACGAGCGTGGCTTGCCTCACGCAAACATGGTCAACGTAGAAACGAAACGATTTGTCGCCGTTCTCAAGCACACGATGGGTGGTCGTGTGCGTCAAGAACCTGTGCGAGTTGCTCGAACTCGTGCCCACAAGAACATCGACCACGCAGTCCGCTCTCGCGCCCCACGATTTACTGGCTTTGTAGATGCACGCCTGCACCCTGTTCCAGATTGGGTAGGCTTTTCCACTCATGCTAATCTCCTTTGCTGATGAGTTTTTCATGCGAAACGCATGGGGCGACAGCGCTCTCGCAAGCGCTGCCATCGATACGTTTCTTGTGGGTGGATCAGGCGGCCTCGTCGCACCGCCAATCGATGTCGTATTCGGTCACGCCGTAGCGGGCTGCGAAGTACGAGGCGATCAGTTCCATGCTTCGTCCGCATGGTAGGTTCGTGACCTCATCGAGCGTATTGCATCCGAAGATCGCTCCCTCGAGGTTCTCCCATACGTGGACATCCCACGAGAGCACGTCATCGCCCTCGTAACACCAAGTCGATCCATCAGACTTGACCTTGCCACGCGGCAAGCAAACGATCTCAACGCTCATTGGGGCACCTCGCTCTCGAGGAACTCGATGCCGAGGCAACTCGCATAAGGCAGCGGGTTGATCTCACCGCATCCTGCGAGGAGCAGGATGAAGCCGCCAGCGACCATCGCAAACGCGATGATCGTCAGGATGTACTCGCTCATCAGCATGGTGCGAACCGCACGTATGCCATCACGAAATCCTCATCGGCGAAGTCGCCGTCATGCCCTGCGGCAAACTCGGCCTCGGCACGTTTCTGGGCAACGCGCTGCTGCTCGGCTCGCATTGCGGCGCATCGGGTGAACTCCCCGATGGCGCACCAGTTGTCGTGCGGATCATCGTGCTTGGGCGTGATCGGGTGTAGTTGCTTTGAAGCCATGTGTGTTTTCCTCCTACATGGGTGGGTTGGTGTGCTAACCGCACAAAAAAACCCGCTCGAATGAGCGGGCTTTTCACGTTGGTTAGTTGCCCCACGCCGTAGCGTGAGGCGGGTTGGTTAGTAGTTTTGGCTGCTCGCAATCGTCACCACGAACTCGTATTCGTGGTGGGCGATAACTCGCTGGTCGCCGCGATAGAGCACGTCCTGCACCGAGTAACTCCGACAGCCGCAGCAGTCGTGCTCACAGGTGCAAGACGATCCCGAAAGCTCGTCTCGTATCGCTTGCGTGACATCCCGCATCTGGTCGGGGTTGAGCCGATACGATGCGCGTTGCTCCTTGAGCGGCTTCACGGTGGCGAACACAACTTCCGTGCGGTAGTTCTCAGGCGAGTATTCCTCTTGCTCGTCCATCACGACAGCGCCACGGCGATACGTCCACTGAGCAATGGCCTCGTACTCGTCGAGATGTGCCCAACCGCTGCGATACTTGTGCGAGATGCGCTTCTCGAGCGTAGTCCAGTTTTGGTGCATGTGTGTCTCCTCTCATGCGGGTTGATGGGTTCATGCTTGAGTGCATGGGGATCGAGCGGACACGCCGCTCTCACCGATGCTCTCATGCGAGGTCGCGTAGCGCCTCGCGTATGTCGCTGCTCGCTGCTTGGCGGCGAGCCTTGGACGCTCGGCCTTGCAGGAACTTTCCGCTGGTGCGTGAAACCACGCGCCACGGTCGGCTCTCTGCCCACCAAGCATCGCGAAAGGTGATCGCCTTCGCGCTTGTGTGCAGATCAGCGAAGTCCCACCCAAGGGACGCCTCCCTCGGGCATGTCGGTTTCGTCATGTGTGTCTCCTCTCTGGCAAGTGCATTAGCGCACGATTGAACGCTCACGAGAGCGCTCAACGATGGGCTATGCGAGCGCCCCACCTGCGTGGGACGCTCGAGTGATCAGGCGCGAGTGATGAACGCAAGCGCTTCGGCAGCCGCAGGAGTGTCAGCCGCACCCGCTTTGCAGAGGCCCGCATATGCGAGGGCCGCAGTCGCGATGTCGGGGTATCCCGCAGGCGCTTTCGCAGGCGCTTTGGCACCCGCTTTGCGAGATTTCGCTTTGGTCGGGGCTTTCGCAGGCTCGGCTGCGGCTTTGCGCGCTTTCACGAGCGCGACCCGATCCCCGTGCGAGGACGCGAACGCCTTGACCATCGCGTGATCGTTGGCTTCCATCGCCTTCGCCAGCGTGGCGAACTTCGCACGAGTGCGGGTCTTCGCGTCTGCGAGGTGCTTGGCCTTGCCCGCGGCGGTTTTGGCTTGGTTCCACGCCGCAGCAAGCTGCTTGGCGCTCAAGCGAGCGGGGGCGACGATGGCGGGTGCGGGTTGGTTTTTCTTGCTCATGGGTAGTCTCCTCATGTGAGCGCATAATGCGCTCGGGTACGCCGCACCCCGCAGAACGCAGGGCACGGGCCATCCTCCGAACAGAGGCGGCACCCCACACTGATCCTAAAGATGTAATCTTTGCCGAGCAGGGGCGGACGACCTGCGACACACGCGCGTGTAAGGTTCGGGAATGGCTACGCGAGCGCAATTTATGCAGGCGCGGGGAGCGCAGCCAGAAACGTCTGGGAGCCGTCTCACCCGCGAGTTCCCCTCACAAGGGAGCGAAAACCGTGAAAAAACAAGAGGTTAGCCATCGCATGTGTCAATAATGTGCCAAATCTGCCGAAGGGGGGGCTACCCCCGACCCCGCGAGACGGATTTTCGGCAATCCCCATTTCCACCCCCACGAGCAATCTGAGCAAAATTGAAAACGTCAGGAGCAGCGTTATGTCGAACAACCCAAAAGGCCGAATGAGCCCGCAAACAGGCGATAAACTCACCCCACTTCAAGTCGCGAACATGCGGGCGGGCCTATATAGAAAGGTGGAGAACCAGATCGAGGACGCCCACAAGGTCGTCATGGGCAAAAAGGAGTGGTCGCCCACCCAAGCCCGCGTATTCAGCGCCATGCTGGGCAAAGTGATGCCCGATCTTACCGCCCAGTTTGTTCAACACGAGCACACACTCTCCGAAAATCCCGAAAAGCTCTCACGTTCCCAACTCGAGGCTATCGCCTCGGGCGTGAACAACATCATCGACGTATCTGCCACGGAGGACGCGGAATGAACCTCACCCCCCAAGACGCCGCCCGTCACTTACTTCGCCTCAAGGCCGCAGAGGACAGCTTTCTTGGCTGGGTACGTCTGCATTTCCCCCAATGGGACTTACCAGACTTCCACCTCACCATGATTGACGCCCTTGACCGCCTTGAGAAGAACGTACTCGACAGCCATTTCAACCTCACGTCCGCCCAAAAGGACGAAACCGACTGCGTACCTGTCCGCAATATCCTAATCACCATGCCCCCGAGGCACGGCAAGTCCACCTACGGCTCGGTTATTTTCCCCTCATACTTTATGTCGCGCAAACCCAGCCGCTTTCTTATGTCCACGTCCTACAACAGCCAACTCGCCACGGACTTCGGACGCCAAGTTCGCTCGCTCGTCAACGAACCTCTCACTGCCCAAGCCTACCCTGACTTCGAGATGTCTCCTGACAGCCGCGCCGTCGATCAGTGGCGCACCACCGCTGGCGGTGCCGCCTATTTCATCGGCGTAGGTGGCACGACCTCTGGTCGCGCCGCAAACATGCTCTTATTCGATGACCCCTTTAAGTCTCGCGAGGAAGCCGAGAGCGCCACCCAGCGCAACAAGGTGTGGAACTACTACGTTTCCGCCCTTTCGACCCGCCTACAGCCCGACATAGACAACATCCCGCCCGCCCAGATCATCATTCTGACCCGCTGGCACCCAGACGATCTTGCGGGACGCCTAATGGAGACAGAAGATTGGCGCGAGGGCCGCTGGCTGCACATCAACTTCCCCTCGATCCAAGACAAGCCCATCGACGGCCTTAACGGCAAGGTGTCCCGCGCTTCTCTCCCGCCCGAAGACCCCCAATATCTCGACGGC